TGTCTAGGCATGCAGTTGGGATAATTACAAGCCCTGGCCAAACAATAGACTCTCTCTCGGCTAAGTTGAATGACGCAGCAAACAATCAGACCCATTTTGAAAACCCTAGCCGAAATCACTGGTCTCATTTCGTGATCAATAGAGGCAGTGCAAGGCCGGCAGTTCATTTCTCCAAAGTTGAACGGCGGCAATTCAAGCTCAAGTCCGACGGTAGTGGGGATACCAGATATACCATCATTGAGGACGATGCATTGATGCGAGCTGTCCTTACACTCAATGCTACCCCCAGAGGAACACCATTTTTGGTCATCAGTTTCCCGGCTTTCGTTAAAAAGATTGGAAAGCCTTACCCATATCAAATCGAGCTGGATTACATTCATAATTGGTGTATCGATATTTTGGGGGTCAGTGTAAAGCCTTTTAATTTAAAGGGTTTTTATTCTTTTTTACCAAACAAGGCTGATGGAATATTCAAAAGCCTTTTCAAGGCTGAAGGTTTGTCTACAGGCAAGTCCGTCTTAGCTTCCGCGTTCCATATCAGCAATGAAGACGCTAGCTTACAGGATCTTTGTGACGTCTTGGACGGCATAACTAAGGAAATCGTCCAGGGCTGGGTCATTGCGGCGATCAAAGCAATGGAAGAAACCCCTGGGGTGGACGAAGAATTTGCCGATAAGCTTCTTGGTAAAATGGACATATCTACAGCAGAGCTTTTTGACGCTTTTCAGGAGCAGCACAAGCATGGCTTTGGGAAGGTAAGTATGGTAGTAAAGGATCGGACCATACAGTACAACTTGTACTACGACAAATCAACTACTGGGATCATCAAAACTTTAATAGGGAAAGAGAGCTTTGACCCGCTTCTTGGAAAAATTAGAAGCTACATTGACGGCGAAGCCTGAAACTTTAGGCTTACCAGCTGCCAACTATGCTAAACATTTTTCATACCTCACCGGCTATGAAGAAGGTGGCTTCATTTACCCTGCGAGCATGGCGCGAGAAATTGGATCTACCGCCAAAGATGTGTTGGATTTCCTGTTTGTAGTGGCTGCGAATAGCAACCTATCCTTGTGGAGCCTGCCTAAGATCGATGAGAAGGTTTTCGAGAAAAAGGGTTTTCCTGATTTAACTACTGACCCAATGAAATTCAAGTTAGACTTGCATCCTGACACCATGGATGAGGTAGATCCAGCGGACATTGAGATTCTCTGTGCGTTCAGGTTCACTTGATGAGCGATATAACGACAAAGCAAGCGCTCCCTGCCTTAAGAAAAGAAGCATTTCAGATCAACTCAAAAATCACCGATGTCGAAGCACGCAAGCATCTTGATCCGCTACTGGCCTTTCACCAAAGCAAGCCCAAGGGAACTAAGAAAACAAAGGGTGCTTCCACAGAGCAGGGAAATCTGATGGAGGCGGTTGTGCATTATTTCTTGAGTCAATGCGGCTTTCTTGAAGATGCATCAAATACGGATCGAAACAGGAAATATCAAATAGATCATCATGCAATATTTAACGAAGCATCTACTGAGCAGTTAAAAAAACTCTATGAAATAACAAGAAAGCCGCACTTTATCGCAGAATCAAAAAACTATCGGACAGATGAATTGGATGTTGATAAAGTGCATAAGCTGGTAGGGATAACCAATCTGCTTGGTTATCAGATATCCGCGTTCTTCAGTTGGACCGCTATGAATGGGAACGAATATACTGCGGCCAATGGTCTGGTCGCAGACTATGCCGGAAAAGACAATATCAAGAGTATACTTCTTCTTTTTTATCAGAAAGACTTTGAGTTTCTTTACAAGTACCCCAAGCTATTTGGATATCTTTTCTACGAAAAGCTACGCGTCTTTGATACTACAAAGATGTCCCACGACATCGACTATAATCGCATCCTGGAATCGCAAGCATTATACACTCCATAGAAATCCATCCTGATATTCCAAGTCAGCGCCATCAGAATTGCATAGATATTGAACACGACAGAAAACTATCAGTAAACCGCTCGTGTCCTGCAGTAAACCCAAAGAGAATTTGTTGTTTTTTTTGGTCCAATCGTACTCGTTTCAATCCCTAGTTAGGCTTAGCTTTGGAACAGCGCGAAAAGTATTCCGACAGTTCTGCGTTGTCTGGGTGGATGCTGCCGCTTTGGGTCCTCCCGGCACCCGACCCCATCAAGGTTGACGATCAACTTCCCTGTCTTTGACATAATGAAAAAATTTTTTGAGTCACCATCACCAGAGGCATTCTGGCGTCAAAATGCCGTCAAGACGCTCATGGGCGCTGATTTCGATGCTTGAGATCTTGGCGGTTAGCGCGTTGCGGTCGGTGATTTTGCGGTGGAATCTAGCCTAAGACAAAAGCCATGACTGGAGTCCGAGATAGAAAGCAAGAACGATCCATGCGTTCACACAGGGGCCAATTGAGTCGGGTTGATCCAGTAGTTTGAGCACCGTTACAGCTTGGACCAGGAAAGTCAGGAAGCCGAAGACTACTATTCGCTTTTGCAGCCGCTCCCTGAATTCCAGATTTTTGCCAGAGAAAGCTTCACGAAGAGCTGAGATACCATCGGTAACAAAGAAGGAAAATGCCGGCAGAAGGGCGAATAGAAAAGGCCAGGCTCTAATAAATATAGGAACCTTTGCCGAATATTGAGGTTGTAAAGTCATGGTCGCTATGATCATGATTACGAAGGCGAGCGCCCGCTTCATACATTCTCTCATTATCAATTACTTTCTATTGATTTTAGCTCCGCAGCCTGATGGGGTCAACGGATCGCAGATTTCAATGATAAGAGAGGCTGGACAAGTCAAGAGCCCAAACCTGGATGAGTGTCCGCTCATTTGCGGACACCTGCCTCCTTTCCTATGATCACGAAGCTTGATACCACTACTCCCTATGGCTGCAGCACTGCGGCAACGGAGGAAGTTTGCAAAGACAAACAGCGTCCATTCGCGAGTTTGCTCGCATCATTGGTGTTGATCACGCCGCAGTCAGCCGGGCTGTCAAAGCCGGTGAACGTTTGCGCTATTCAGTGGTCAATGAGGACGGAAAGAAGAGGATCATAATATTCGATGGCTGCCTGGAGTGGCAGCATAACAAGGATCACCGGAAAGACAATCGTAAGGACCAGGTTGGGACGCCCACTGGAACGACGACCTCGGGCATCATGCCAAGGGAAGTCTCCTCAGATCTTGATAGCCACTATTCCGCCCTTATTAAGCAGGTCGAGCATGGAAGGCTCACCGGCCAGCTCATGCCGGCGGCAAGGTTCCAGCAGGAAGCGGCTGAATGCTTCCGCGCCTGCCGGGACACCCTTCTCAATCTTCCGCTCACAGTTTCAGAAATCGCCAAAGGCATCATGGTTCGGCTTGTTCGGGAGCAAGGCGGTGACGAGAGCGTTCAGACAATGGAACAGCCCCTGAATGATGCGGCGTTGAAAATTCGGGTCGGAGCCAAGGCCGAGGTACGCAAAGCGCTGATCCAGGCGAGCAAGATTCTGCAGGACGGAGGCAGGGAACAGGTCAAGGAGGCGATGGATACCGATGACCAAGGCCTATGAGTTTCAAAGCTTTGCCAGTATCAAGCCAGTTGTTTCCGAATGTCTCCTGCCGCCAGAGGAGATCTCGATTCGTGAGCACGCAGAAAGAAATCTTTACTTGCCCGCAGGCAAGAACCCGTTTCCGGGCCTCGTCGATTTCTCCAAGACCCCGTACCTTCATGAGCCACTCGACGCCTTGATGCCTGACAATGGGGTTGAGAAGGTTGTCCTCATGAAGGGCTGGCAGACCGGGGGCACCCTTTCGGGGCTCGCCTGGATGCTCTGGGTCATGGACGCGGCACCTGCCTATATGCTCATTGTCCAGCCCAACGACGAGCTCCGGAAGACGTTTTCCCAGCACCGGATCAATCCCATCATTGCGCACTGCAGCTCGCTCAGGGAAAGGGTTGAGCACGAGGCGCGTCGGGAAAGGCTTGAGAAGGACAGCATTCTGACCAAGTCCTTTCCAGGTGGCTGTCTTTTTCTTGGAACAGCGACTTCAACCTCCGCTCTGAGATCTCACAGTTTTCAGTATGTGATGTTTGACGAGGTATCGGCGTATCCGTCAAACACCCAAAAGAACGGCGATCCGTGCGGACTTGCTATTGGCCGGACGTCGGCATACGAAGGCCGCAAGAAGCTCTTCTATGTTTCAACCCCATCCATTGCCGGCCAGTGCCGTATCGAGGCCGAATACCTGACCACGGACCAGAGAAAATACTTCGTCCCCTGCCTTGCCTGCGGTCACAGGCAGCTCATTACAGAGGCGGGAATGGATTTTTCCATGGAGCTGCCGGTATTCCGCTGTGAGAAGTGCCGCCATGCACATCATGAGCAGGACAAGACCGAAATGCTGAAGCTCGGCGAATGGCGGCCCACCGCAAAGCCCAAGACGTCCAACTGTCGCGGCTACCATCTGCCGGCGCTTTACGCACCGCCCGGCATGTGGTCATGGCGAAGTACCCGTGAGCAGCTGCTCAAGGGGGTAGATAATCCTGAAGAGAAAAAAGTTTACTACAACAACTGCCTTGGCCTTCCTTATGAGGATGCAGCAATCAAACCGCTGGATCCAGGGGATCTCAAAAACTGCATCGACCATTCATGGCCGAATGATCGCCTGCCAAGGGGCATCGGTTACATCACGGCAGGCGTCGATACCCATCCGGATCATGTGGATATCGTGATCATGGGCTGGGGGCGTATGGGCGAAAGGTGGGTCATAGATCACCAGAGGCTCCAGCGGGATTCCAATCATGAGGCCACGTGGCTGGAAGTCCACTGCCTCCTACAGCAGGAATTCCTGCATCATTCGGGAACCACCCTTAGAATCGCCGCCACCTGTATCGACACGGGTGGTCATAACACGGGCGCCGTCTATGATTTCTGCCGGGGCCGGGAACATGAGTTTATTCTCGCGGTCAAAGGGTCCAGCAACCGCTCGGCACCGATCATTGCAGCCGCCACATATAAAAAGGAGGCTGACATATTCCTCTTTCCGGTGGGAAAGCTTGCCACCCACGGCCGTCTTTTCTCTTCGCTCGCAAGGTCTGTGAGAAAACTTGAAGAGATCAAAGCCGCCCAGCGGCGCGCTGCTCCGATGGAATATGCCGGTCCCGGTCTGATGCATTTCAGGCCAGGGCTCGATGACTGCTTTTTTAAGGAGCTGACCACGCCCAAGGCGAAATGGGTTCGGCGGGATGGCAAGGATCAGCTGACTTACATGACGGTGGCTGGTATGGACGACCACGCGCATGACTGTATCCGATATGCGGACGCTGCGCGGGAGTTCATGCATCAGGACATTGACGCCATCTGTGATCAGCTGGATGGGATCACGCGAGAGGGTGCCGGATGACGCTTGAGGAGCAGCTGGACTCGGTCCGTAAGGCGATAGCAGCCATCGAAGCCGGTGGTCAGGAAATTGACATCGAGGTCAACCAGAACCGGCGCCGGGTGGTTCGGGCGAAGCTACTGGATCTTTATGATCGGGAGGCAAGGCTGAAAATGGCAATAAGAAGGCGGGACGGTGGGAGCGTTTATCATGTTCAATAAGGGTGAAGTCTCGGTCTGGTCGAAATTGAAAGGAATCCTCAGCAAGGGGATTTATTTTGAAACCCGTCAGGTCGATGAGCCGTATAAAACAGCTTCGGGCGCCAATATTCCGGATTGGAACCCATCATCCTCAAATGCCGATGAGGCGCTGCTTCCTTCTCTATCCGCTCTTCGCAACCAATCGCGGGACCTAGATCGCAATGAAAGCCTCGCGCGCGGCCCCATTGAAAACTATGTGACCAATGTCGTAGCGGATGGCCTAAGGCCACAGGCCAGGATTGATCATGAGCTGCTTGAGGTTTCCGAGGGAAAGGCCCGGGAGTTTGAGCGAAAGGCCGAGCGGATCTTTGAACTTCACATGCGAAAGGACGCAGCCGACTTTTATGGAAAGGCCAACTTTCAGACGATCCAGGCCCAGGTTCTGCGCGCGGCGCTGCTCGACGGGGACTGCCTTGTCATCCGTCGCTACAGGGAGCGCCCGCATGGGATCCTCCCTATCTGCCTGCAACTGATCGAAGGGGCTCGGCTTCAAAACCCGGCCGTTGTTAAAAGTCCAGCGATTGATATCCGGGAAGGGGTGGAGCTGGACAGCACAGGCATGCCGGTCGCCTATCACCTTGCGAAGACGGGAGCCGATCATTTCCTTGGATCGGAAACAGTGCGGGTGCCGCGCTTTGATAATTCCGGCTCGCCGACCGTTCTCCACATATTTTCCAAGCGTCTCCCCGAACAAAGCCGCGGCGAGCCGCTTCTGGCTCCGGTCATCAAGAAGTTCAAGGAGGTATCCGATTACACCGAGGCCGAGATCAGGGCTGCCGTGGTCAACGCTTTTTTCGCGGTCTATGTGACATCAGAAATGGGTTCAGTCTTCGGCGATCGGGCAAGCGCACATCTCGCGCGTCAAGCCGAGGAAAAACCAAAGGAGCGGAGGTTTCATAAGTTTGGACCGGGTGGCCTCATGGTGGATCTTCTCCCAGGCGAGAAGGTCGACAACGGCGCCCCAGGAAGGCCAAACAGCAACTTTGACCCCTTTGTTCAAGCCGTCATCAAACAGATTGGCATTGGCCTGGGCCTTCCCTATGAAGTGCTCACCCAGCACTATAGTTCGTCCTACAGCGCAGCACGCGCGGCCATCCTTGAAGCCTGGAAGTCCTTCAAGGTCTGGCGATCATGGCTTGTGGCCGAGTTCTGCCAGCCCGTCTGGGAATGGGTGATCTCTGATGCGATAGAGAGAGGGCTTATTGAAGCGCCCGGGTTTGAAGGTCCACTGAAGCGAAACGCCTGGCTTTCAACTCAGTGGGCAGGCACCGAGATGGGCTCGATTGATCCCCTCAAGGATGCAAAGGCGAATGAGGTTGATGTCAAAGCTGGACTGCGCACAAGGCGCTCGATAGTCGAAAGTCAGGGGCGTGACTTTGACAAGCATGTCCGTGACCATGAATCGGAGAAGCAAATCTTTCCGCTATCTGAACCTGACCCGACACCGTAACTATATGGAATCAAGAGGTGGCAGCTGTGAACGTTTCTGCACATTCCGCAGCCGTCAAACGCATGGCTGTGTGATTTTTAATGCGGAATAATATTTGCACGGCTTACTCATCATACTGATGTTGGAGTCGTACATGAAATACGAGGCAAGACTGCTGCCATTTCTGATTGTCTCAGGGCTTTGTACACAATGTGTAACCTCAAGGGAAGGTATGACCATTGACAAGGGAAATAATGTTCACATGGAATGCAGATACCTCACTTCAGGCAGAAATAGTGCCAGCTCCGAAGTTGAATGCATTATCGAGAATACTGGCAGCAATCCTGAAATTATTGGTTTTGAAAAAGTAAGTCTTTCAGACCCTTCCTCGACAATAATCCCGGTGAATTCGAATAAGATTCCTCAAGGACCTAAATTGGAAACCGTGGTCGTGGTACTTGGAGTTATCGTGATACTCGGTACGCTTGCGGTTTTGGCGTCAAAAGGAAAATCAAGCTATATTCCGAACGTTCATATAGGGATACCTGACACACCTCGGACAGTCCAAAGAGCGACAATACAGAGCGATAACCAAAAATCATTCTCGCTTGATACGATCCAAGTTGCAGCACATCGTTCGGTGAACCTGGTTTTCAAAATCAAACATGCTGCTATCAGGCCAAGAGCGCTAGTCCTTCACCTTCGTGACGTTGAGAGAAATCCCATCGAAGTTCCTATCAAAGATACCATCTTCGGACCAAAAAGAAGGTCAAACTTTGATTACTGATGAAAATTCTTTGATTCCTTGGGTGGCCGAGCAATATGAATTACGGCTGATATATAGCGTTTGGATTCTTATTGGTTTTCTTCCAGTTAATCTCTTTTGTGAGAGACTTTTTTAGCTTTACTGCTTCCTGTGTTCTCGGATGCCGCTTATAGATTTTAATCCATGTGTCCACATCCCTTTCCAAATTTTGAAGGACTTCTATAGAGGCACCAAAACCCTCCTGCTCATTGTTTACGAACAAAATAAGATCTTCCAGCTCAGCATCTCCATAAGGGACCGGGTCGCGAACTTTTTGTTTCCTTAGCCAATAGTCTGTTACAGCAACTCCAGCCACTTCACCTCTGGAAAAGCGCATCGAGTTTCGAGAAATGTAGCTTACGCAAGGCTCTTTTGGATCGCTCTCTGGGCAGATATCCCTGATCTGTTTGTCGAGAAAGTATAGCTTTGAAAGATTGGTATCTGTGACTGGGGGAATTTGCAATCCCTCGGATTCTTTCACAAGCTTCTCAAATTTGGCGAGCAAATCTGGATTCTTTTGTGCCAAGGCGACTGAAGAATAGAAAGCCAGTATCAAGAGTGCCTTCATAATTCGGATCCTCCACTAGGATTTTTGTATTTTATCGCAACCGAAACCCCTTTGAAAACAGGGATATTTACCTCTTCTCTAGCATTGTCAAATGTTTTCGAATCGTCAGTGTCCGCATTCCAGCGGACAGTTGAAAGCTTCACTCATCAATCATTTCAACGTTAAAGTCGACCCCAGCTTGCTATGGAGTTAATCGTGTCCATTGCTCTTAATGAAATTTTAAACTCACAATGGGCCATGACCGAGAAAGCTTTGCGTCTCATGTTATCGGTTGTTGAGAGAAATAGCGACATCGAGGCTCTCGAAAGAATCCGTGGCCAGAGATTTAAAGCCACAGAGAAAGCTACAATCCGGAGCGGGGTGGCAGTCATCCCGGTCCGTGGTCCATTATTCAAACGCGCAAATCTCATGACCGAACACTGCGGCGCGGCCAGCTATGAATCGGTGCTCCGCGACTTTCACCAGATGCTGGCCTCCGATCAGGTTAAAAGCATCGTCCTTGACATTGACAGCCCTGGCGGCGAGGCCAACGGCTGCTCGGAGCTGGCGGATCACATCTTTGAGGCCCGCGGCCAAAAGCCGATTGCAGCCTATATCGGCGGTACTGGAGCGTCCGCAGCCTACTGGATCGCCAGCGCCTGTGACCGCATCTTCGCCTCCGATTCGGCGATTATCGGCAGCATTGGCGTTCAGTCCGCAATCAGGTCAGAAAAAAACGAAGGGGAGATCCGCTTCGTTTCCAGTCAAAGCCCCAACAAAAACCGTGATCCTACAACCCAGGAAGGTGCCCGGGAAGTGCAGACCGTCATAGATGGCCTCGCTGAAGTCTTCATCTTAAAAGTCGCCCGCAACCGGGGCGTCGGCCGCGAGACGGTCCTCGAAGAATTCGGCCAGGGGTCGGTCTTCGTGGGAGCGGAAGCACAGAAGCGCGGTCTAATCGACGAAATTACGACACTTGAAAGCGTCATTGCCAATTATGGAGCCCAAGGAATGACAACGGAAAGCATCACAGCGGAATATATTGCCGCAAATCATCCGGCCATTGCCGAGCATTTTATTAACATCGGAGCGTCGAGGACGCTAGCAAGATTCGAGGCAGAACAAAAGCGCGTTGCTGGCATCCGGTCGCTTGCCGAAGGACAGGTTTCTGAGGACCTTGTGGAGGACCTTATCGAGCGAAATCTCAGCTGTCAGGAGGCGGCTGTGGAGATCCTCCAGGCAATCAAAAGAAACCCGCCAAAACCCAAAGCTGATCCAAAAAAGGAGTTTGACGCTCAATTTGAGGGGCTCGACGTGCCGCCCATTCCGTCCGCTGATTCCACGTCTGAGCTGGCCGCGCAACAGGATGCAGCCATTATCCTGGCAAGAAAAATGGGTATCACAGGAGGAATGACATGAATTACGATCCGCATTTTCGCGAAGTATCAAGATACGAGCCGAGGTTTCTTAATCGGGGCAATTTTCCCGCCTATCGTGGATCGGTAACTATCGAGAAGGGGCAGGTTTTGAAAAAAGGATCGGTCCTTGGCAGAAAGACTGCCAGCGGCAAGCATATCCTTTGCTCGAAGACTGCCGAGGATGGGACCACGGCCATTTCCGATGGCAGTGAGAAGGCACGCTGCATTCTTCAGATCGACATTGATGCTACAGCCGGCGACCGCTTTGCTCCGGTCTTCCGAACGGGAGCCTTCCTGCGTCTTGACCTCACGGTAGGCAAGGGCCACACGCTGGAATCGGTGGAGGATGATCTTGAAACGCATAACATCTATCTCGAAAACGGCGAGGATTGATCCATGACGCTGCCGATTTACAGCACATATTATTTGAACCGCCTTATCACGCGGCTGGTTCCAAAGGCGAGATACTTCCGCGACCATTTCTTCCCTGTGGAGATTCAGTCGGACAAGGAGGAGATCTACTTCGATGAAAACCAGGACAACCGAATCGGAGCCGCCCCATTTGTGCATCCGCTCCTTGAAGCGCCGATGTTCAGGGATGAAGGCTACTCGACCAAATCCTACAAGCCAGCCTATATCAAGGAAAAGACCGGCATCACTTCCGAGGATGGCAACGATCGCCTTCCCGGTGAGGATTTTGGCGGCGAATACACCCCGATGCAGCGTGCAGAATTGAGGCTCATCCAAAAGACAACGCGGCTCTACGAGCGCCTCCGTGTGCGCGAGGAGCTGATGGCTCTTGAGATCGTAAAAACCGGAAAGCTTACGATCAAAGGCGAAGGGTTTGATACGGTGATCGACTTTAAAAGGGATCCTGGCCTCACCAAAAAGCTCACCGCTGACAAGGGCTGGTCCAATCCTGATTTTGCCATGACCACGTTCTTTGAAAGTCTCCAGCGCGAGATGGCCTCGAAAAACCTGAACCAGTCGCGGCCGCGCAAGGTCATCATGGGTATTGAAGCCTTCGATATGTTCCGCGCAAACAAAGAGGTTCAAAACTTCCTTCCCGATTACATGCGTCTGGTTGCCGATATTGGCCTTAAGCTCACGCCCCAGGACTCTTCCTTTGAGAATCTTCTATACCGCGGAAATTTTGGAAATACTGAGATCTGGGTGCATGAAGGAAAGACCGATCAGAAAACATACGACATCGGACCGAAGGAGGTGCTTTTCGCCTGTGACAATATCCAGGGCGTTCGGCATTACGGGGCCATTCGGGATCTTAAGGCGAGACTGGTCGCCCAGCGGGTATTTGTGAAGAGCTGGGAGATCGAGGATCCAAGCCAAAGGATCGTGCTGCTTCAATCAGCACCGCTTTTTGTCACCTATGATCCCAACACAGCAGCGCTTGTGACTGTTGCTTGAGGGCGGACACTAATGCAGCGCCAACAATTAAAAATTAACTGAGCGCAGTTTTGCGCTCAGTACTTTGACAGAGAGCAGCATGACGATTCCTGAACTGTCTGAACCGTTCGAGCACCAGGGCCATGAGTTCCAGGCGGTATTTACTGAATTTGATGAAAAGGCCGAGGGCTTTGAACCCGGCCGCCTTGCGCGGGTGATCCGGATCCTGGTTTTTGATGAGGATGCGACGCTGATGGAGAGCGGCGATGTTATCAGGCATCTCAAGACCGGTCAGACGTATTCGCTCAAACCTAAAAAAATGTCCGGCGCAGGCCTTGTGGAGATTGATCTTCACCCGGTCGATGGACGAAGCGTGGAAAGAACATTCTGAATGCTGATGGAGATCCGAACCGAAATTGAACGTGCTCTGGGAAAAGCGCTTCCTGAATGGAAACGATTTTCCG